GGGGAAGGTAAGTCATGAGCTGGCTTCCAAGATACCGGACGTACTTCTTTTTCACGTGTTTCTGTAGAGCGTGGGGCTCTGTCATTTTGTAGATTAGCCATTGAGATTTTGCTCCTTTATTTTATACTTTGCATACAGTTCAGGTGTTATACCTAATCTTTTTGCGATTGCGATTTCAGAATTGTTTAGTGCGACTTTTCTTGGTGCAGTAGTTCTACCTACCGATGCCACAGGTGACGATTTCTTTCTGTCGAAGTTTTTTGGGAATATTTCCCTTATGCGGGAGTCTACTCGCTGATAATATTCATCAGAGGTAGGGTCTACACCGGATTTAACCAGTTTTTCGTGCAGTCCATAAGCGAAGGCGGTCATCTCTTCATCTTTACCAAACCACGGGTTCTTTCCAGCCCAATCTATGGCTTTATAATCCTGTGGTGGCGCTTCTGGTACTGATTGTTGAGGAATATATACATCATTATTTTGTTGTTGTAAAGCTTTTTGTGGTACAGGTGAAACTAGAGTTGATAATTGTCTCTTTTGGTTAGACACTTCATTCAGTTCATCTTGTGCTTCCAGCACTCCATCTGTGTCTCCAGTTTCAAAGGCCCGGCGATATTTCTCTTGTGCCGCCTTATGAGCGAAGTCAAGTCTACCTGCTGCTTCTTTGGTGTACTCTTGGTGTCCCCAGTTAAGTGTACTTTTTAACTGCTCGTTTTCTGCAAGAATAGTCTGGGCTATACGAATAGCTTCTGCGTTCTGCCTTTCTAAAGCATCTTTCTCACGCCTAACATCGTGGTACTTATGGTTTATCTGGTCTATACGTTTTTGTACTTTTTTAGAGTACGACTCTAACTCTTCTTCGTTATCGTCATCGTTAGCTTCAAGTTTCGGACGATCTCTATCCTCTTCAGGGGTGTCATCAATAATTTCAACTTCTATGGAGTCATCATCGAAGTCCGTACTATCATTTTCATATTCTTCAGACATTAGTAAACCCTCCCTATACCTCTAGGATCAGATACAGTACCTTCAATCATATCGTCATTAACAAGGATAAACTCTTCCCCATCAACTGAAAAACGACTGCCTCTATAAGCACCAATTAGCACGAAGTCACCTTCTGTGCACCAAGGACCTGTAGGGAACTTTTCTGTATCCATGTAAGCCATAGGACCTACTTTAATGACCATACATACAACGGCACCTGCTTCTTCTTTCTTTTTGAAAGAGTCTGGCATCTCAATACCACTGGCTGTTTTGTCTACTACTTTAGGCTTAATCAAGAGAAGTTTGTAACCTACTGGCTCAGGTAGTCTTTCTGCCAGTTTCTCACCTCTTTCAATAGTGGCCTCCGTATCTATATTTCCAATGTTTTCCGTACTCATCAATTTTTCCTTACTATTTTTGCAGGCCCTATATTATTTCAAAGAGCAGAGTGGCCCGTGTCCTCTACTATTCGTGGGTTAGGTTGAAATGTATGCAGTTTTGCTTTAGCTTTTAAAAACGCTTCATACGCTTCTTCTTTAGTATCATACAAACCTAAATAATGCTTTTTTCTACTATCTTTTATTTGGGCTTGCCATTTATTACTGCACTTATGCAAGCTAACACCTGCGTAGCCAGAAGTGTTATTTTTATACGCTCCTAAGTTTTGTAAATTTTCCTTATGAAATACTTCTCTAAGATTACTAAATTTATTATCACTATTATTACCGTTTTTATGATCTAGTTCATCTATAGGCCATTTTTTGGTATTAATAAACCATATAACCCTGTGGCATAAATAGGTGTTTCTGTTAAACATTATTCGCCAATATCCGTCAATGGATAACGTCCCTGCTATTTTGCCTTTCTTTGCTGTTCCCTTGGTTTTCTTCCAGTATAAGTACGATCCCCCAACAGACTCGTCATATCCTATAAACTCATTTAGCTCTTCAAAAGTAATATTATATTTCATAAAAACCTCCATTAATTAGAAGGTTTTATTATATCACATTTCTTCATCTGCATGTTGCAGTTCTTTTAACCTATTAAGTGCTAAAGATAGGCCTGATAAAACACCTACCAACTGCTTATAAGATGGGTAGTCCTCTACCCGCCCTCTTGCGAGGGCATCAGTGTGAGCGGCTATTTCGTTTTCAAGCTCTTTGCGCAGTACGTCTAATACTGTTGTCATTTGTTATCCCATAGGTTGTGGTTGTGGTGGTGCTGGGGGCATAGATGGTGGTTGTTGAGGCGCTGGTGCAGGTGGTGCTCCCTGTGGTCCTGCTTGTGTTATTGGAGCCGCAGGAGGCGTAGCTTGCATGGCGTTTTGTGCGTTTATTTGTTGAGTAGCCATATCCAACCCTTTAAACAAACCTTGGACCTTAGCGTCTTCGCCTTGAACCAGTAACTTAGCTTCATTGTTTAGCATAGCTATTTCTTTACTAGCGTCTATCTTCTTAAGCTCAATCTCTTTCTTATCATTAAGCTCTTGTTGTTTCAGCTGTAGTTCTTTTTGCTGCATCATCACTACAGGGTCTTGCGCTTGCTGTTGGGCAGTTTTTTGAGCTTGCTCAGCTTGGTTAGCTTGTATTAATTGTTTAGCAGCGTCAGCAGATAGTTTAGCTAGTTGTATCTCCATCTCTGGACTTAACTTAGCATCTTCTGGAGGAAGAGTAGTACCTAACTGAGTCTCTATACCACGGCGATATTGGAAGCCAACGTGTTCCATAATATGAGCCATTAACGCTTGTTTTATCACTGATGCTTGAGGATTTTGTCCCATAGCCGCTGCTATCTTAGGATCGTCCAACATGCTCTGGTGTACCGCTAAATGGGCGTCTTGGTCTTGTTCTATAAAGGCTTTGACAGGCTTAGCTTTAAGAATATTTACATTCTCTGTGACAGGGTCTGTCGGTACTTGGTCATCTTCAACAATAACAATCTTGTCTGCATCTTTAATACCCATAACTTCTAACATTTGACGATGTAGTACAGGCAGGTTGTATATCTGTGGAGATTGTTGTGCTAACTGAATAGCCGCTTGGTACTGAATAATACGTTGCGCCATAGTACTGGCGTTAGGATCAGAGACTGGGATAATATCAACTTTATCATAATCTTCTTTCTTAGCTGTTGCAGGTGCATCAAAGTCCGGTAGGTAGTCATAAGCAGGAGCTGTATAGTCTCTTACCAACGCTGCAATCAACTTAAACTCTTGCTCCATTGACGCATGAACACGAGCTTGTACGGCTGACATTACTTTAAGAGTTCTTTCTAGGATAGCCAGTGTGGTGCCTACTGGTGCCTCACCGTTCATGTTCTCTAGTTTAACATCAGCAACTGCAGCTAATCTACGGCCTTCTTCTACTACGTTTTGGAGCAGTTGGAAAAGAGTTGCACTTGGTTCCTTATATGGAAGCGGTAGAATATTGTCTTTAATGTTAGCAGATGGTACGTCAACATCTCTCCACTCACCGGGCATAATGGGTGTGTCGTCACCTTTAATCCTAAGACCTCTAGACTTCAGACCACCGGGTAAATTAGATAAAGTCCCCGCATCAATTAACTGTCTTACTATAGAAGTCGCAGACTTAGCAAAGCCACCAATAAGGTGAATAAGCCCATAGCCATAAGCTCCGAAACCGGGGATATAAGTATACTGTACAAAGTGTTGCTTAGCTTGTTTAAGAGGGTCATGTTCATCCCAGTTGCGCCTAATAGAAAGAATCTCTTGAGTACTGCTCTCAATAGTAACGATGTACGGCAGGGCTATGCCCGTCTCTTCTTCAGTCTCGTCATCCATGTCTTCAAAGCCAGCTAGGTCTAACTCAACCTGCATCTCTAAAAGTTTGTAACGGTTGTCATAAGTTGCTTTGTAACCACTAGACTCATCTTTGCGCTGTTGCACATCGTCTAGGTCTTTAGATGGTTCGCCTAAGTCTACATCTCTGTAGAACTCAGCGTATTGTAGCTTCTTAATGTCGTTCTTGGTCTTACGCATCACATGGGTGAGGCGCTCTGCTGTACGTGCATCTGATGCACCGTAGGGGATATAAAGGTCTTCTGCAGGTACAAACATACTTACCTGACGGTTCATAGAAGGGTCAAAATACACTTTCTTAAAGGAAGCACCTGCTAAAGCTAGTGACCACAACATTTTCTCGTGTTCAGGTCTAAACTCTGTCATCTTCTCAGTTAACTGGTAATTCATGTCTTCTACAACACGTTTAGCCGCTTTCTGAGTATCAGGGTCGTCTTTACCAATTATCTTGGCTTTTACAGGTCCTTGTGCCGGAAATGTCTCGGAGATCATCTCTGATTGAAAACGTATCGCCGCTTCTGTTAGCATGGGGTGGTATACACCACAGGCACCTTGCCAAGGTTCAGAGCGTTCTTCAATCTTTAAACCGAGTAAATCTAACCCATCTATGTAGGTAGTTTCCCAGTCTTTTCGGGCGTTCTTGTCATTTTCAAAGTCATCTAGCAAATCAGAGACCAACGCTGTCATATCTGACTCATCCATGTACTCTGCAAGGTTTGCATCAAACCCCGGCTCTTGTTCCATCTCTACTTCAACTTCAGTATCAATAGGGTCCATAGGATCACCTATATTAATCTCTACAGGAGCGTCATCATCTTCCGCTAAAAACGGACTCTGGGGTTGCATAGCTTTAAAAATGTTGTTTGGGACTGCAGACATGGGCCGATCCTTTAAGTTATTTGTTTGTTAGTAATAGTTAGCACGTTTCTTATACATCCAGTTGTCTTCGTCAATACTGTCTTTAGCGGAACCGATGAACCCTCCAGAACGAAATCTAGCAAGGGCTAGAGTCACGGCATCTACAAAGTCATCATTCCTACCAGAAGGGAAGGACGCAACCTCATCTATCACTTCTTCAGCCCAGCGAGTAGACGGAGCCCATACTTTACCAGAAGCAAACATATCAGACACAGCATTAAGTCGTGATATCTTATCTTGTCCACGTGACGGTGTAAACTCTTGTACGGGTATGCCCATACGCCTTAACTCATATATCAGAGGCGCACCTGATGCCTTCTTCTCAATAATAACACCATCGGGCTCCCACTCCTTGTAAAACTCTAGTGTTTTAGCCTTCAACTCTGGAAACTCTAGTCGCTCTCGCCAAGCCTCTAAAAGTATTAAGTTCGGCTGGTCTCCATCCTCCGGATTGCTCCAAACTCCAAATATCACTACCGCACTGTAGTCAGCACTGGTCTTTTTCTCAAACGCCGTATCCATTGACATCAACAAGAAGTCGCATTTTGGAGGTTTCTTCTCCTCCCACTTCTGCCACCACTCTCTCTTAACTATCGCCGTAGACTCAGATGTGGGTTGTTGCTGGTACTGTGCTTGCCATTTGCCGCTGGGTATCTCAGCCTTTACCGCCATTAACTCTTCAAGAGGCCAAAACTCAGGCCAAAGCGGGTTGCCACTAGGCAAAATAGCAGGAAACTCAATAACGTCCCATTTATCCCCACCCATAGCAGCAGACTCTAATATCTGCCCTGTTAAGTCCCTAAGACTCCAGCGAGTCATAACTATTATGATCGCCCCACCCGGTTGTAGACGTTGCCGAGGTCCAGATGAGTACCAACTAAACACCTTGTCGTACACTTCAGGGTTGTACTGAGCTATAACAGCATCGCCTTCACTATGAGGATCATCAATTATCAGTAGGTCAGCACCTTTACCCGTAACCGCTCCGTTAATACCAATAGCGAAATAGTCCCCTCCTGAGCTTGTGTTCCATCGTCCAGCTGCCTTTGAGTCAGTCTGTAGCCCTACACCCGGAAATATGGACTGGTATTCATCCGACCCAACTAAGTTCCTCACTTTACGTCCAAAGCCCACCGCAAGTTCTGCAGTATGCGAACACTGGATGACCTTCTTCTCTGGAAAGCGCCCTAAGAACCAAGCAGGTAACAGATAAGACGAAAACTCACTCTTGGTATGCCGAGGCCCTAAGTTAATAATAAGTCGCTTACACTCGCCATTAGCCACCCTCTCGAACTCTTTTGCCATACGTGCATGGTGCCTCCCATAAATAAAGCCGGGCCACACTTCCTGCACAAACGATAAGAAGCTACCTTGTGCTTCCTCTCTAGACTTGCGTTTCTTTAATTCTTTTATTAGTTGCGCTAAGTGTATCCGATCTGATTCTGGCAGGGTGGCAAGTCTTTTCTTCATCTCCTCCATTAGCGCCCACCTCGCAACTCTTCGTCAGTTAACTCCACACGGGTATCCCGCACCTCTTTTACCCCTGCTAAATCCCCTAGAGAATATGTGGCTAATAGAGATGTTAGTTCTGATTCCAATTCAGTTGTAGGTTTGTCTGTTGTAGTTACTTCTATCTTGGTACTGAACAACCCAATCTCTGAAACCTTACCTAGCATCTCAAGGGCTTTTATAGCTAACTTAGGGTCTTCACTTTCTGCCAGCTCAAACATCTTAAAAATGAGGTACTGACGCATTTTGTTTGTGGCATTGGGGAGATTGTAGTCAAACTTCTTTAAAAGCTTCTCAAGGGCCTTGGCGGCGCCAGAAGTGGTAGGTGCAAGTGGGGCGTCTGGTTGCTCTAAAAAGATACTCAGGGCCTCGGTCTTTTCTTGGTGGGTGTATTCGGGAGGGAGGTCTGCGTGTGCAACCCCATTATTCAATAAAAAGCTTCTATCAGCAAACACCTCTCGTGCCTGTAGATATGCACTGGCTGTATCCCTCTCTGAAGGAGCTAAGAGGGCCTCTAATTCTAGTACTAAGTCTAAGTCAGAATCCATAATTTACCGTTATTCGCAGAACTAAAAGTTCAGATACCCTCTAGACTACCACTTAGTTTTTGGCATTGTCAAGGTATTTTGGTGGGGCTTGGGGGGAATTTGGAGATTTGATAAACTGCCCGCAGTTTATCAAAAAAAGGGGAAAAGGTCAAATTTTTAATAAAAATTTTTATAGGTTTTTGTTTTGAAAGGCTTGGGGGCCTTATAGGGTAAGGGGTGGGTGGGGTTTGGGATTTTGAAAATTCTACTAATTGTTTGTGTGTAACACAGTATTAGCGCAGTACGGGACTCCAAACGTAGAAGGGGGGCTCCACCCACCGTACCCTCAGCCTAGACGTTAGCCCACGGATATCAAGGGCTGGCGGAATCCTGTTCCACTGAGGCTGGACGTTAGTTGACAATGGCGGACAAGTATGGGATAATGTACCACCTTCTAGCAAAAGGCGTTATACCTAAGTTAGAGCCCTTCTAACTTAGTAACCTTTATAGGAATATATAGATGAATACTGAATCAAACAACGTAACTGCGGCGGCTCTACTATCTAATTTATTGAACGCTATAACTATACATGACTTAAGTCTAGTAGACGCTAACACCGCTTACAATGGCAAAATTAAGGCGTTAGAAGTACTACGGGCGGCAGGGTTTAAATCTATGCAGGCAGGTAGCGCGTTAAGGTATAATACCAACGCCGCCCCACTTAAGGGAGAATACAGCTATACAGTAGCCGCCACTGAATTTGATGCTAGGTTTTTATTGGTTAAACCCAACGCCACGCCAAAACAGATTGCGGATAACCGCAAACAACGTATCAGCACACTTAGCTTGTGGTTAAAAACCGGCAAGTTTTCAAATAACACGGGAAAAGATAAACCTCGCCTTGAGCATGAGGTTTCACTAGAACGGGTAGACTTGAACGCCGTTAACGTAGAAACCACAACGAGAGCCGCCACGTTAGCCGCTAGGCAAGTTAAAGAAACAGCGGCGGCAATTACTAAAAACGCCGCGGCACTGAAAAAAATTGACCCTAAAGCAGGTGATATGAGCGCTAACGCCTTTAAAATAGCCACCGATAAGGCGGCGGCGTTAAAGGTAGAATTAAAAGAGGCCAACGCCGCCAACACAAAAGCGGTAAAGGCCGCCGCCGCCGCAAAAACTAAGTTAGATGAAGCTAACCTAGTTGCAAAAAACACCAAGGATAAACTGGATCTAAAAAACCAGTCTAAGATTGACGTTCCAGCAATGGCAAAAAAGATAGGCGGTCAATTAACCAGTGACCAAATCAAACAATTGATAAGCCTGTTACAAGCTGAAATCTAAAACCACCTAGCCCCTGATTTATCAGGGGCTTTTTTTTGTTCAAAATAAATTTTGAAACCTGTTCTTGAAACCTGTTACGTCTATTACGTTGCGTAAATTACGTTTGGTCTGGGCTGTTACACAACATGGGGTCGGCATGGTATCGGGACGTAAAGCAAACATGGCGCAAGACCAGCAGGGGCGGGAGTTAAGAAAAAAAGGTCTCTATATATATATTATAATTATAATAATAATAATAAGAGAATAGTTTTTTATTTTTTCCTCTTTTCTACCCTGTGGTAGGTGGTACGCTGAGATATACATTTTCTTACACTCTCTCGCTCACAATTCCTATTCTCTAATTATGCGATTTAAACCCCTACCTATCCTCTAACAGAGCGTACTTCATGCGGTCTCCCACCATGTTTACTTTACGCCCGTATCACACCTCACTTGACTCTTATGTAACAAGAATATACAATAAAACCCTAAAAACACCCCAAAACAAGGAAACACAATGAAAACCGAAAACAGACCTAAGTTAGGTCAATCTAACTTAGCAAACTTGCCAATAACCACAAACCGATACAAAAATGCCTTAGAATTAGCTCTCAGGTTAAATAGGATTTATGCAAACGAGTACCGATGCTACAGATATGCAGTTAAGCACAACACAACCCAAAATAGGTTGGATAAACAGAAAAAGGCGCAAGCTGACCTAGCCAAGCAGATTGCAGATAAGGACAGACGCAACAAAGTAATAGATGCTTTATACGACCTTGCGAACTACACCTATATAAACAAAAGCACTGGTGCAGTATCAACACAGCCTAAATACAACACGGTGAGAGCTGTTAAGGAAGCGTTAAAGCTAACACCCGACCAACAAGAGCCTAAACAACCTAAAACCTTATTAACCCAAGAACAACTGCAACACCACCTGTATTATGACCAAGAGCTAGGCACGTTCGAGTGGCAGACAGGTGCATTGGCAGGGAAACTAGCAGGACATGTGCAAAAGCAGGTTGCAACAACCCCCAAGAAGCAGAATCAGATAGATAAGACTAAGTTACCTAGAACCCCAACCAAACTAGCAGGATACTATATTGTATCGCAGGAAGCCTATCTAACAGCCACAGCTAGAAACCCTAAACAAACTGATATAGTCATGCAGTATTACGCCCAGAGAGTGCCAAGATCAGACACAACTGCCACAGACAGGCTAACACGAGTGCCATACTACCTAAAGAAGCGTAAAGCCCACCTAGACATATCATTATTAGGCACAGAATACCCAGCCCAGCACTTAGCATACCTATACATGGGTGCAGGGGGTGACTGGAACTACAATACAGGGCAACCAAACGGCTTAGACAACGCATACAGGGTAAATACAACAACTGCGCCACAAGGACTGAGGCTGTACTGCCACAAGACGAACAAGCCCAAACGCATGCCGTGTAGAGATGGCAACCCGCTCAATTTAAAGTGGGATAACATTAAACCTGACCCTATCAGTACTGCGACTATCACTAAAGACCCGACTATAAAGAAACCACCTCGCATACTCACCTGTAAACGTGTGTACAGCTACAAGAGGAACATAAAGGTAATAAAAGGGCACTGGGTAGTGTATAACATAGGTGGAGATGCGTTCTACGCATGGTCATTAGATGATGCGGAGCGTGAATTCGACAGGAGGTTGGCAAAAGTTAAGGGAACTAAGCAGAAATTGAGAAACGGAGACATATTAGTTTACAAGACGTAAAGATTTTAGTATAGTTTGAGGTGTGCCTAGACTTAGCGGTTGAATAATGAATTGAGCGTTCATTGGCACATAACCTTTCAGCTCATAACCTACTCAGAGGTTGCACTATGCAAAACATCAAAGACTTCCTATCCTACGATCAAGAAACAGGTATCTTCACTTGGGTTAAAAGACCAAAACACAGTAAAATACCAGTGGGTAGTATTGCAGGTTCAACCCTTAACTCAGGGCATATAAAAATTCAAGTTGGCTGTATACAGTATTTAGCCCATAGATTAGCATGGTGGTTTGTTCATGGAGTAATACCCGAATATAGCATAGACCATATAAATGAAACCCCTAGCGATAATAGGATATGTAATCTTAGGCTGGATGTTAATAGAGAGAATACCCACAACCGCACTGAGTGTAATTCTAATAACACTTCAGGATATAAAGGTGTTTGTTGGGTTAAACGGGCTAAAAAATGGTCAGCTGCAATAGCAGTAAATGGAAAACAAATGCACTTAGGCTACTACGACCTACCAGAGGAGGCACATGCGGCTTACCTACGTTCAAAAAGGGAGAACCACCTATTTTGGATAGAAAAATAAATAACGTAACCTCTTGACATATAAGGGAAAGTAGTGTATAATATACCTTAGAAATTGAAGAAAGATTCACCGCCTCAAGCGGTAGCCGTAGTATCTGATACTACACCCAGATAGCTAAGTTAGAGCAACCTAACTTAGCACTAACAACTTAATAGGAATACGACCATGATGTTTAGCCCACAAATTTATACCTCCTTAGTAGCATTAAGAGAAAACAGCGTGTTAGGAGCACACAGCGACACAACCATCGACAATATAGATGTCTTTGGTTGGTTTGAAGGCAACGCTTACGCTTGTAAGTACGTTTATGATGCGGACATGGATGCTGATGTTGCCTATGCAGGTGATTGCATTGATATAGTAGAGGGAGAGGATCAGGAAGCTGTATCAGCATTAAGGAAGATCGTAAGGGATAACGATAAAGACTGGGAGGTTATTCATATGGAAGCCGATAAACTGCTGTGTAGCCTACTTGAGGATAAGTATCCTCAGTTAGTAAAGGAATTTAAGTCCCTAAACAAATGGTATGCGTAGTATCAATACTACACTCCAACCAAATAGCTAAGTTAGAGCAACCTAACTTAGCACCAACAACCTTAATAGGAATAGACATCATGCAATATAACGAGTTAAGCGACACAGCAAAAGAACACGCCTTTAAACGGCATCAAGAGTATGCACAATCAAATGATTACTACTGGTGGGAGAGCACACAGGAGTATTGGGTAGAGAAGTTAGAGGGTCTGGGTATATACACAGACACAAACAAGGTGCACTTCTCAGGCTTTGGTAGTCAAGGCGATGGGGCTTGCTTCACTGGGTCAATAAACCTTAGGGAGTTTCTTGAGGCACACCCTGATCTAAAGAAAGAACACGCCAAGTTATATATGGCTGTAGTGCCGTTTGATACAAGAGGTGCGGCATGTGAGTATTATGATATAGAACTTACTAGGGTATTAGGCACCAAATCTTCCTACAGCCACGAGAACACAGTACAGCTAGGGTCTTGGGACTTGAACATACTACCTGAGTATGACACAGAAGATGGTGAGGACTATGAGCGGCTAATTATAGATGCTGAGGCTGATATTGAGGGGCAATGCCGTGAGTATATGAAAGAGATATACCGTGATTTGGAGAAGGACTATGAGTACATGCAGTCGATGGAGTGCTTTCTTGAGGAAGTGGACTATAAAGATTTTGATGAGGACGGGAGTCTGTCATGACACCTGAAGAGCGAGAGAAGGTAATAGAGATATTGTTAGAGCGTATGTCTAAGCGCAATTATACTAGCGTACCGTCGGAGGAGCATAATAAAATATGTAAGCGATACCTAGTGAACAGGACAGATGAAGAGTTATTAACCCGACTATTAGGAGCAAACGATGTATAGTGCACAAGTAAACGCTCACGGCAACGTGATAGTATGCAAGGGGACAGAAGTCCGTAATTCTTATAAAATAATAGCAACAGGCACGTATCAGGAGATGCTTGCCTTAAAGAAATAATTAAATGACCCTAGCTGGGAGGGAGCGCAAGCTATTCCCCAGACAGCCGTATATCGGAGTGTGGGCTGTGTCAACAACACCCGAGGTAGTAGGTGTGAATACCTTTTACAAGCAATAAGTGTATGATTCCATTTGCATGCTACTACACCCAACCCAACCTATAACACACAACAGGATAAGAACATGAGCATAACTAACGAACTAAGATTAGAAAGAGAACTGAAAGCACGTAGCGATGCAATGAACAGAGTATTGCTAGGGCACGAGGAAGACATCCAAGAACTGCATGATAAGGTGGAGTTTTATAAGCGTGTTGTTGCCAATCTAATGGCACTGATTATATTGTTAGGGTTAGTAGGCGGCTATGCGTACTACTTAAAGGGCACAACACCTGTGCCTATAGCATGTGAGCAGGAGAAGTCTAAGCCTAGTAAGAAAGGAAAGGAAAGCTATGTGATAGAAGAGTACACATTAACTAAATAACTAAACTTCGTAACCCCTTGACATATAAGGGAAAGTAGCGTATAATAGTACCTAGATTGAAGATTCACCCCCTTAAGGGGTTGGCAACCGTAGTATCAATACTACACCGAGCTAAGTTAGAGCAACCTAACTTAGGTAACAACAGGAGAACATCATGAGTGAGTTAAACATTAGAACTAACGGGCATTACCGCCCTGTATTGTGCTGGGAAAACTTAACTGTTAAGGAGCAGGGTGAGTATGACATAGAAACTTTTTATAACAGTAGCTTCTTTAGATATAGGGGTTGGGTATATACATTAGAGGACTTTATGTGTATAGGTAAAGACTCAGGATTTGGAGATGGGTGGGACGGCTACCATAACGACAGCTTCTTTAGTGGTGTATTGGTTAAGTATAGTAGATGTGGCGATGCAGTTAAGGTTGCCACGTATTTTAGTTAGGGTACAGGGTTCAAGCGTAGTATGTTCGTACTACGCAACTTTTAATTTGGAGCACGACATGACAACACAAACAAACGTAAAATCATTAGCATCATCAGCAATGTTAGTAAGCCTCAACATCAGCCTGTGGACAGCTCGTAAGCTGGATAAAAAGGTATCTAATGATGTGGACATCAGCAACAGCACCATGACTAAGGCTGGTAATTACCACAAGAACTTGTTAGCAGGTGATGACTCACTTGCGGCAATCGGTAAGGTGGCAGGGGTTATACGTACTTACCACATGACACAGACCTCACCTTGGAATGACAATGGCGATAGGTTGCTTACGACTGCACAGTTCTTTATATATAAGAAAGAGATGGCACGGCTTGAACAGCAATACTGGGACTTGGTTAATGTTTTTATCTCAGGGTATAGCACTAGAATATCAGCCGCCGCATTTCAGCTAGGTTCGTTGTTTAACAGGGACGAGTACCCTGACGTAGAGCAGGTGACGGATAAGTTCGGATTTGTTGTACGATACACACCAGTACCAGAGGTGGGTGATTGGCGAGTAGACATAGGCAACGAGGGCATCAAGGAACTTCAAGAGTCCTATGCCAGCTTGTATGAGGCTAATATTGAGAAAGTACATGCTGACGCATACGACAGGCTGTACAAGATACTGACTCAGCTTAGCTTTGGGTTGCGTACTAACGAGGACGGTAGTAAGGGTAAGGTGTTTGATAGCGTGTTGGACAACACTAAGGAGCTGTGTGGTTTGCTTAGTAGCTTCAACATCAAGGGCGACACACAGTTGGAGGCTATGCGTATCAAGTTAGAGGACTCATTCACAGGTATTGATGCTCAGGACATTAAGAAGTCAGACTATATAAGGATCACGCTTAAGCGTGATGTGGATTCAATGTTAGATAAGTTTAATTTTTAAGGAGAACAACATGACCAACTACGATATCGACACAGAACAGCAAAGAATCGCTTATCTACTTAGGGCTGCGGCTTATGCACTTGAAACCACTGGTGATCTTAGCCGTGAAGAAGTTTACGAGATTATTGATGAATGCTTGACCACCGCTCAAACCCTATACCCATTAACTGAGGAGGAGAGCTTGACACAGGAGGACAACTAGCGTATAATAGTACATAGATTGAAGATTCACCACCTCAAGTGGTCGGCAACCGTAGTATCAATACTACACCCAACCAAAGCTAAGTTAGATTAACCTAACTTAGTACAACAGGAAAAGACAATGAAAAAACCATATAGTTCAATCAACATGCAAGAAACCATTAAGTTAATCAGTGCAGTAGGTGAGCGGCTAACCGTCCTTGTACAGGGTGAGATGGGGATTGGCAAGTCATCAATCCTTAAGGCTCTAGCAAAGAGCCACCCCAACCATATCCCATGCTACATAGACATAACAACAAAAGATGTGGGCGACTTCCTTGTACCACAGATACGTACCATAGACGGTACACCAGTATGCTCATTCATTCCCAATGAGGAGTTCGGCTTTCACTTGGGCAAGCCCTTGATCGTTATGCTTGATGAGGTAGGTAAGGCAGGTAAAGTAGTGATGAACGCTTGTCTACGGCTTATGCTAGAGCGTAAGCTAGGTATCCATGAACTACCAGAGGGCAGTATAGTCTTTGCAACTACTAACCTAGCAGTTGAGGGTATAGGTGATAACTTGCCACCCCATGCACGTAATAGGGTTTGTGTGGTTAAGATGTGCAAGCCTACTGCTGAGCAATGGCGTTGGGATTATGCACAGAACGCAGGTATTGACCCTGTAGTGATAGCGACAGCTATTGAGTATCCATCTATGTTAGCCAGCTTCGAGGACTATGAACGTCCTGACATGAATGAGTATATCAATGACCCTCGTGTACCTAGAGCGGCGTTCGTTACACCACGTTCGTTAGAGAAAGCAAGCGACATACTTAAGCTGTGCCGTGAGATGCCTGAAGAAGTGTTGACCCATGCACTGTTCGGTGTGATAGGTGAGCGGGCTACTATGGATATGATGAACATACTTAAGCTGGATAACACAATGCCAGCATGGTCAGAGATCATTAACAAGCCTGACACTACTGTAGTACCACCCAACGGAGCGGCTATCTGTCTGGTAGTTAGCAAGGCGTTAAGTAATGTAGCTACTGATACGTTTGACAGTTGGATGACGTACTTAAATAGATTACCTCGTGAGGCTCAGGCTTTGTTTGCCATGAGTGTGATGAGTGCCAATAGCCCTAAGCGTAGCGTAGCAGTTACTAATAGGAAGTTCACTGAGTATGCCGTAGAGAACGGCCACTTGTTTAGTTGAGGGGGATACAATGACAGCACTAAGTGTAGAAGATAGAATAACAAAAGCCCATATTTCATTGATGCAAGATAAGCGTACCCTAGCGTACTCAGGGCTACTGATGGTGGGCAGTACAGAGGTAAGAGATGACTGTCCTACTGCGTCTACCAATGGTCGTGATGTTACTTATGGTAGGGCTTTCGTTGAGAGTCTTACTGATGGGGAGCTAAGGTTTCTAGTATTGCATGAGACCAAGCACAAGCTGTATCAGCACCTATTCGTATGGCGTAAGTTGTATGAGGAAGATGCACAGCTTGCAAACCAAGCATGTGATTATGTGATTAACCTAGAAATCAAAGACCTTAACAAGTGGGGCGACTTCCTTGTGATGCCAGAGTGTGGGCTGTGTGATGAGGAGTATAGAGGCTTAGATAGCGGCGAGGTGTTCGCTAGGTTGAAGGAGGACAAGGCGAGTGGTAAGGACGGTAAGGGTGAGCCTATGGATGGGCATGAGTGGGAGGAAGCTAAGGCGTTAGGTGAGTTGGAGAAAGAGCAGTTAGCTAAGGACATATCAGCGGCAGTACGTACTGGTGCTCTACTAGCAGGTAAGCAGGGTGGTGAGGTAGATCGTAGCTTTGATGCCATGATGCAGTCTAAGGTTGACTGGGCTGAACAACTCAGAGAGTTCGTGTCTAGTGTCTGTGTTGGTAAGGGTGATAGCACATGGGCTAAACCTAACAGAAGATGGTTGCAACATAACATGTACTTGCCTAGTCAGATCAGTGAGAGCATCGGTAGTATATGTGTAGCTATAGATACGTCAGGTAGTATATCAGGGGAGGATATAACAAAAGCATTGTCAGAGTTAGTTTCTATATGTGATAATACAACTCCCGAAAAGATTGATCTGTTGTACTGGGATACAGCAGTTGCCGCTCACGAGCAATATCGTGAAGATAATTATGCTGGACTTGTATCGTCTACTAAGCCTAAAGGTGGTGGTGGTTCAAGTAGTGTATGTGTGTTTGACTACGTAGTTAAGCACAAGCTAGAGCCTCAGTGCATCATCTTAATTACTGACGGCTATGTGGAGTACCCACAACTAACCCCATCGTGCCCTGTTATATGGGTGATGGTCAATAACAAACATACAGTACCTCCATTTGGTTCTGTGATAAGGGTGGACTAATGACAATAAGGGTAGACTTGAAGTCTAAGATAGCTACCTCTATGGATAACGTGGTGCAGAAGCAGGGGGATGTGGTTAAGTTTAGTGATGTGTCTGATCTTGACCCTCCTGTACCAGAGAGGATAGCGTTACTTAAACTATGTGCGATAGGTGATATTGTGCCTGATGTAGGTATGAAGTTAGATGAAGATGTATATGTAGTACAACAAATGTGAGGGTATATGAAAGATATTATGTGGTTTGTGTTAGGTGTAGTAGTGATAGTAGGGGTAATACTATCTGCACTGGTAGATGCAATTAAAGGGGTGTGATAAAAGAGTGGGGTTACATATGAACTGTAACCCCTTATGAGCGCAAAACAGCACAACGAGGAGTAATACAATGAAAACAAAATATATCATGAGTGAGGAAGAGATAGCAAGAAAAAAAGAACAACGCAATGCTAAGGCTAGAGAAGTAAGGAAGACTTTAACAGAGGAGAGAAAGGCACAGATGGCTATTGTCTCTAACAAATGGTATGCCGCTAACAAGGTTGAGGCTAATAGGATAAGTAAAATTTCGTATCGTGAGAACAGAAAGAAAATATCTGAGGCTCAGAAAGTAAGGCGAGCAGAAGCTAAAAAAGAATTAGCACTAAGTAAACAAAAGTACGCTTTAACCCTACCCCCCTCGAAACCTGTACCCTACGCCAACGCACAAGCTTATGCGTTCAAAGACATAGCAAAACTTATTGGTGTGACTAGTACCCAACTGATTAGGGTTAGAGATACGTTGACATACAAGATGCCTCCTCACATGTATATACGCTTAGATGGTACTGTCATATACGATAAAAAGGCTATTGATGAATGGTCTCCCTATGTAAGAGAACTCTTAGCGTTTTATAATATAGATGCACGAGGCAAGAAGAGGAAGAAAGGTTTTACAATAACAGGCAATGCTCTCATGACAATTCTTTTAAGACGGAAGAACAAGAAAGTAACAGCCCATTGTGATAAAGAACGTAGAGGTATAGGTAAAGTATATGGTTAGGGACTTAGACTTTGCACTAATAATAAAAGTGCTGTATGCAAAAGGGTGTGGCTTGTCAGAGATTGCTAGGCAGACTGACACAGCTATAGGTACGCTAAGTAGTGTGAAACAAGAGACAAAGAACCCCCCAGCAGGGTGGTTAGAGGGTGTAGCTCTATTAGACTACTGGCTTAAGATAACAGGTGAGAACCCACCACGTGTGGGGGATCATTACGAGATAGATGGGGAGCAGGTAGATGAGAACTAAAGAGGGTGAAGTAAAGGCTATGGTTAAGAAGATACTGGAAGATGCAGGTGTATGGTACTTCTTTCCAGCGGCTAATGGGTATGGCAGATCAGCAATACCAGATATAATATGCTGTGTTCGTGGCGAGTTCTTAGCCATTGAATGTAAGGCGGCTAACCTACAACCTACAGCTCTACAAGAACGTGAGCTGACTAGGATTAAAGCAAGCGGTGGGGTAGGTGTGTGCATCAATGCAGAGAACGTAGATAAGTTAACAAACTTTATATCAGGTATGGGGTACAAGTAATGAAGGTGTTCGAGCTGATATTAATTTGGTTCTTTGTACTGGTGATGGTAACGGTGAACATTCTATTGTTCCCTATCTATGCGGTGGTGACTTTAAGTAGGAGAAGGTGATGAGGGTTATAAATCCGAGGTGCCGTATAGCATGGTTCTTAGAAGCCAAGAGAGACGGTAAGTTTAAAGATGATTCTAAATATACATTTGAGGTTGTACCACCTATAAGAAGATGCACCAAAGCAATACATAGTATGTACTGGAGAGCGAAATGAAACTACATCAAATGAGCAGTCCCTTAAACAATGACACATCTAGGTGTGTAGGGTCAATGTGCGATAAAAAGAACGTATGTCAACGCTACTTAACTATTGAGATAGATGGTACTGACCCATACAGATGGTTTATGGACGCAAGTATTGAACTGAATGGTGATGATACTAACTGTGATTTCTTTATAGAGTGGGGTGTGTGATGATTGAGTGTTACTTTTGTACCTGCATCAACCATTATAAAGACGAACCATTTTGTAAACTGGACCAATGTATCGCCAATCAAACTGAATTGGACGAATATACACTTATAAGGCTGGAATACTTGAACAGAAATGATATAGAGTTTGTAACAGGAGGTGTGTGATGAGTAAAGAAAGAGAGTTACTGAAAAAGATTTTAGCAACTAGATGGTTAGATCACGAGCTAAGTTGTGAAGCTGAAGAACTATTGGACCAACCTGAGCAAGAGCCTGTGGCTTGTATTGAGGATGGGAGTCTAAAGAGCGTGCAAGAGTCTACAGGATACGC